CGCCTAATGCTGTGAGATTTTTGGTGTTGTTTTGTGCTGTTTCGAGTGCTTGCGTGGCTTTACCGCCCGCAGTGTTTGCGTTAGTGTTGATTTTGTACATGTTTTCGTCGATAATATCCATTGACGTATTGTATTGGTCATTGAGGTTGGCCGCGTCACCGGTTTGATATTTTTCGAGATTGAAGTTAGTTGTATAATCGGTCATGTTAGTTGGCCTTCCTTAGGGTTGTCGGGTGGTTTATTTCTTCCTGTACTTTTAGTTGATGTATTACGCGGTCTAGGGTGCGCATTGCGGCGTTGTATCCGTCGCGTAGGTCGGCTAGATCGCCTGTTTCGTATAGTGGCAGATGATAGAACGGTGTTTCTGTTGCCATGATGGTATGCCCTTACTTGGTCGGCGGAATTGGATAGCCCTCTGCGGTTTTCTTGAGCCCGGCGAGGTCGGTAACGGTGAAAGTTTCCGTTCCGGTACGGTTTAATATGTGGTTGAGAGTGGTTCCAAGTGTTTGTGCATTAGTTCCGGTGACACCTAGTGCTTTTAGGAATGCGGCTAGGCCGTCGGGTAGTACGTTGTTGTTTAACGCTAGGTCCGCTTTATCGCTGACGCTTTTTATGTCGATTTTATCCATTGACGCATTGTACTGGTCAAGTAGATTTGCGGAATTCCCCGCCTCGTATTTTTCTAGTGAATAATTTGTGGTGTTAGCCATGATACTTCTCTTTTTATGAAAGTGGCGGGTATTTATCGCCGGTGGTTGGGTTAGTGACACGTGGCGTTGTGTCATCGAATATGGTAAGATTGCCGATTGCGGGTGTTTCGTCGGTTCGGTGCTTGGCTAGTTTGCCGGTGTTGATATCGGCTATTTGAGTGACGCGTGCGCCGTACACCGCTAGTTCGCGGTATAAATCGCGTAGTGCTGTTTTACTGTCAGTGTATTCGCCTTTTGTGACGTTCCAGATTAGTTGTGTATTTCCAATATGTTCGATTTGTTCTTGCAGTTGTGCTATGGCCGTACCGTAATCGTTTATGCGTGCTTCAATGTTTTTTATTCTTGTATCGTAGTCGGTCAATGTTTTGTTTATGTCGGTTACGATTTCGTCAAGATATGCCGTTATGTGGTCAATTTCACACGCAATATGCTTTATTATTTCCTCTTGACTTTTGGCGTTCCAGTAAAACGCCGGTATAGCGGGCGTGTATGGCCATACCGAGAAAAATGGTAGATATGGAAACATTATTTTTCCTTCCTTGCGAGGTTGATTCGTTGCGCCAAAACGTCGGCGTATTGTAGCATAATGGCGTATTGTTTTATCAACAATTCATAGTGATTATCTGTCAGCGTTTTCTTTTTGTTCATTTGTTTCAATAGATAATCACCTAGTTTGTTGATGTTTTCGGTAAGCTTGGAATATTCGTTTTCGACGCGAACTAATGTATTGGCGTCCATGAAATCACCTCGCTAGTAATTGTTTATGTTGATAGTCCATAACGGACTAAAACATGATTCTAGATGATCGAGTAACAATACGTCAATATCGACATATTCGCCGTTGCGTATGCGATTGACTTTGCCCATGAAGTCGCCGTTGGTAATGGTCTCGTATTGGGTATCCGTCGCGTTGCTTGCGTAGTCCTGATTTTCGGCCAGTTGCGTGGCGGGAAAATCACTGTACACGGTTCGCATTTTATGCCATGTGTCGTTATCACTGAGTATTATATCAGGGTTTTTATCTGTAAGCGCGTATAGTGGGCGTAATGTCGGCATGATTTCTTGTATGAGACGTAGGAAGTGTCGTCTCCATCTTGACGGCGGCATAACGCCTAGTTCCCGATCGTAGAAACGGTTTTCGATTTTGCGGCAACAGCGCGTGTATTGCGTGTCATCATAGGCAATGTCCCGCCACGACCATGTGCCATTATCCCAGTCAACACCGCCGGGCACGTCAAGTAGTTCTCCGAACGTGTACGTCATCACGCCATGAAATTCGTCGCGTGATTCGCACGGCTGGTAGCTGTCTATGTCATTCGTCATTATCATCACCGGCCAATCTTTCAAGGTTGTTCAAATAATCATAATTGCGTGAGATGTTGTCTTCGTTCCATACGACTTGTATCGGTTCCTTGAGGTATTTTTCAAACCGGGTGTTGAGTATATCGCAAGCGGCGCGGCGTTCCTCCAGTTCGCTGAGCGCGCGTAGATCGGTCGGTTCGCCGTAGTCCTGTATTTCGTCGGCGGTCTGCCGTTCCATTTTCAAGGGTAGGTTTTTGATACCAAGCGCTTGATAGAACGAGTTCCACGTATTTTGTATGTCGTTCTGTAATTCCATTCCGATATATTCGACGTTGGTTTTCAGCACGTTGGCCTTCATGGAATCGGTGAAACCGGGTGTCGCCATGATCGCCATTTCACCGCCTGAGATTTGCTTGATAACGTTGATACCCGCCGTCTGCTGTCCGGCTGGAACCTCCAAAATAAACGGTGTTTTCTGGTTGAAGCGATTCTGCCGTCGCGTCATGTACAAATCTTCTATTTCATGCGCGAAAAACTCGATGGTCGGAATGAGCGGCGTGCGGGCACGGTTGGCGTAGATGAAAACACCATTGGAATTGTTAACCGGAAAACACCAACCGTTAATACCGTAACTATTCCATTTCTTCGGTTTGTAATACACGTTGAAATTCGATGTTGTCACCGCCTGTGTGCTGAAGAACACTCCGGGCTTGCTATGCGGGTATGCGATCGTCGCGTAACCGAAATACAATAGATTGTATTCCAGAAACCAAGCGTCGCAGGTTTTCGGCAGATTCAACCACTTGAACCGTGATAACGCGATATTCAACATTTGCGAATACGCCATTGAATACGCTTGCGAATTGAGCGCCTCGGACTGTTGCCGTACCGGTGCGCCGCGTTCTCCCAGTTCCGCGCGGGTTAACGGCCTTTTATGTGTACGTTTGCGTCCCATACTTCCTACCTTTATAGATTGTCGTGCGTGAAGTCGCCGCCGACTTCCTCGGGGCTGCTCCATATTGTAACACCGGAACTGAAAATATCCCTTATTGTCTGCAATTGCTCGTTTTGCGCAAGCGGGCATATCGTCCATATATCGGCGGCCTGCCAATACGTGTAATGCTTGCACGTTGTCAGCGTCGGTTTGTTGTAGAGTTTGTTGCTTGCTATCCCGTAGCGTAGCATGTAATCTCCCACCGCCGCTATCGCGCCGTTATCCTCCGTGACTATTTTCACGGTCATGGTGTCAAGCCCCGTGGCCTGTCTGATATTGTCGCCGCCATACGCGCCGACCGGTTGCGCTGGATGGTTGAGCATGTCACGCCATGACGCACTCGTGTTGTCGCGCGCGTTCATCATGATCCGTTTGGCGTTGTCAACCGTCACACCACGTGACGCGCCCGCGTTAGTGTTGGCCGTGCCCGTGCTTGTGGCGGTCATGTCGGTGGCCGCGCTTGTGCTGTACTCGGTAACGCGGTCAGCTTGCGTGTTCGCGCGACTGGTCACGGCGGTGGCCTGTGTTATGGCATGTTGTGTTTGCTCGGTGTTGGCCTGTATTGCGGTTTTCGCTTTATCATTTGCAACATAATTAGATGTAGCGTTGAGTTCCTGACTGTTAGTGATTGCAACACCGGTGTTGTAGCCCTGAAGCGCCGCGCCGCCGATCGCCATTGCACCGGCCACCACCGGTGAGGCCGCGCCACCGGTGCCGATTACCAGCGCGGCCCCCGCTATTGAGCCTATCGCACTTGCCACGTTTGTTATTGCCTGAGTTTGGGTGCCCTCCACAAAAGCTTTATTCTGTAGTGTATTATCATCACTTACATCACGGTTGATTTTGACTGTGCTAGTGTTCAAGTCATCGGTTTGGCGTGTGTTCGAGTATGTGAGATTATCCGACCGCACACTATTGGATTCGTCTTTTACCGCAATGTCACGTTGATTCGCGCGTGCGGTGTTCGACACCATCGCCGCACTGCTACGATACGTGTTTGCTTGACTGACATTAGCCGAGCGCGCGCCGTTTTCATACGTCAGTATGGCGTTTTGCCGTGCCTGACTTACGGCGACATTGTAAGCGGCGGCGCGTTGCGCGTCGATCGCGCGACGTTGCAACGCATACGTCGGAATGTCATGGGATATCAGCGTTTTGAGCACGTCCGCGTTCGGCACGTCGGCGGTAATGCTAGCACCGTTGATGGCGTTGATGGTTATGGACGTGCCGCCGTCACCCCCGACACCATCAAGCCATGCGAGTTGCCGTAATATCGGGTAGCTTAATGACGTGACGGCTTGCGCCGAGAGATGTCCGCAATCAGCTATTTCCACACGGGTTTTATTGCCGATATTGTCGGATATTTCCAAGTGCGCGTAAGGCGCAAGGTACAGTCGTGTTATTTTGGCATACTCAGGCGAATAACCAAAATCATTTATTGTTAGATTAATGTCCGCTAGTTTTGTGCGCGCGCCGCTGACCGTATGCCATTCCACATCATTAACCGTAGTGACGGGTCCTAATTGCATCATGCTTGCCGTGGCAACGAAAACAGATACGATTTGTGACATGATATGCGGATAATACGCAAACATCGTATCAAAATAATCACCCGATACTTTGGATGATTCCAGCGCGTACATGTACACGTTGCTTGCGGTGAGGTTATCAATGGAATTATATGACGTACCCGCACCGGTTACGTTTGACGTGTTTACGTTTCCCGCGCCCCATACAAAATTATTGACCGTTTCATCGGTGTTAGTATATGACGGACTGGTATCCGTGATGTCCGCACCGCGCACATTGCTCATTGATTGCAATTGTTGCGGGGAAAAAGTTGCGGCCAAACATATGTATCTTGTCCCGTTTTGCAAGTTAATCGGCGTGCTTTTTCTAATGTTCGTCGCCGCGTTGCCATAATCAACGTCGGGCAACGTAAAATCACGACAGTTGGCCCGTGGGTTCTCCAACAGTTTTTGCGGTGTCGTTTCCGTCAACGGCGCATGCCCGCGTGACAATAGCAAACCGTTGATTGTGGTGCTGTTGATATAGTCCGTCCATACATCACGTACAAGCGTGCATGTTGTCGTGTTTGGCGCTTCGGCGCGTACCGAGGTGACGAAAAAGTGATAGCGTGTCTGCACGTCGGTTTTCTGATACGGCGTATTGGCAATATCATGCGAAAAATCAACGACAATGTAATTATACTGTTGCGCCGTCATGTAAGGTACGGGTAATTTTATACCGTCCGCGTCGGCGCGTGCGATATACAGGTTCGTTGCGAGTTTGACGGTTGCGCCGTCCAGTTTGTCAAACCACGAGTCTCTTACGGTGTCATCGGGGAATTTTACAACGTCGTGGTAATCATCGTACCAATTAACGCGACACAACTTGATTGCCGTGTTTGGTGTCCAAACATTGTAATCGAAAACGTTGCGGTACTGCCCGTATACGCGCGTATCAGTACCCGGAAACGCCGTTGCATTTTGCAGATGTGGAAAATCCATATCGCGCCCTTTCCTATATACGAAAAATGAGTGGTGCTTCACATGAAACACCACTCATTTTATATCATAGTCGATTTCAGACTATGCGACGGTAAACGTGCATGTTGCGGAATGTTCCGTAGTCTCACCGGTCGGATTAACATACGTGGCGGTACCCGTCACGGTAATGACATCACCGGCCACAAGGCCATCGCGCTGTACGTGCAAGCGCGCTTGATCATCCACGAACGTATTGACGTTGAGATCGAACGCCGCACCGGGCGCGTCATCACCGCTTGCGGCATGGTTCGCCGCAACCTCGTACGTCGCCGCGTCCGGCGCCACCTGAATGGCGGTGCCGGTTGGCGTGACGGTGGCGGTGAGCTTCGGTGTGAGCTGCAACAGACCGCCCGCCTTGACGGTGTCCGTTGTCGGGGTCAGCGTGAAACCGGTCACGGTCTGAGTCACAACCTTGATGGATGTACCCGCGTCGGTGGTGAACAATGCGCACGGGGTGAAGGGTGACACGCCATAGATACCCCAGTGATTCAGATACATTGTGTTGGTGAGTGTCTGCGGGTTGTAAAACTGCGTAGTGCCGTAAAGAGTATCGCGCACCTGATACCAGTCAGTGGACACAAGCAATGCCACCGCGCCCGGAATGCCGAGAGTCGGCACCTGAATGATACGATACGGCACGTCGGCCTTGTCCAGCTGGAACACCGCCGACAAACCGTCAACGTCAAGAGACGCGAGATATTCCGGCTCAATCAGCAACACCATTTGTTGAGGGTTAGCATACGCCGGAATATCGTTTACATTAAGAGCGTTGTACTGTGTGCTCGGGAAACGCATACGCCCGGCGGTAGCACGCAACGACTTGAGCAGCGTTTTGGCCGACGCTTCGTCGGTCGGTGCCGCGTCGAGATGAACCTTATAGAAACCAAGATTCTGCTCGTAGTGACTAATCAATGACAACATGATGTTCATTTCGTCGTATTCGTCACTGTTGCGCGGCGTTTCCATAATCTGCGCAATGAATCGATTCAGACCGTAATCATCTACGAAAGCCTGCCGCAGTTCATCGTCAGTCCAAGAAATAGGATATTGATCTTTACGATTCATCTCATAGAACCACACGGCGGCTTCGGGACGGTGCATCTTCAACAACGTTTCCGCGTCGTCCTTGTAACCGTGCGCCTTAATCCACTTGACGGCAATTTCCTGCACGGTCGAACCCCAATATAAATTTTCTTTTTTGAATATCGAGAGCATATTTTTAAACGGCTCGTTTTGCGCCATCACGGTAAGGCCAATACGGTTAACCATGCTCCAAACACAGTCATTAAGATACTGACGGTTCATCGGATCGAACAAATATCGCGCGGTATTGGCTACACCCGTTTGCGTCGCGCTCGGCACACGCTGTTGATAATCGTCAGTACCCTTAAGGCGCACCTTATCCAAAATAGTCGCGTTGTCTACAGCCATAATATTTTTTCTCCTATCCGTTACAGTGTGTAATCGAGGTTTTCCAAGTCTTCCGCCGCCGCCTGTGCGATCGCCTCCGCCGCGTCATCGTCGTTTTCCTTGACGGTCGCGCCGTTTTCGACCATCTGCGCCACGGAATCGGTGAAATTGTCGTAGATTCCATCGATTCGTTCGTTCATTGCATCAATCTTATCAAGCACACGTGAAAGCATGTCGCGCAAGTCATCGAATTCGCCTTCACGGTGCGCTTCGTCGGGGGTGAGGTCATCACGTTCGGCGGTGTCCCTCTCCTCGGTGGTTTCGTCATCCATTATTTTTTCCTTTCATATATGAAAAAGCCGTACCGGTATGTAACCGGTACGACTCAAGAATAACATACTGTTGACATGCTTCATAGCGGTAATCGGCGCGCTTTTCCCTCACGGCCACATCGTCGCCGGAGTCAACCGTGGTTATCGACAATGCGTTTTAGCGACATCACTATGACACCTCACGTATGCCGTGTTTATTTTACACCGAAATTCTTGAGCATTTCAAACATGGCGTGTTGCGTTTCCATCATGTCATATCTCAGATAGCCTAACGCGTAATACGATGTAAGGTTTTTAATCAATTCTTTCGCCATATTCGCAGTGAGGTAATTCAGTTTGTTATCATCTCGTGTGATTGCAAAATATGGCACATGTGCGCCGCCGTCGTATTTCATGGAAAGAAAAATATATCCGCAACGCATATCGACATACACCCCATATTCTTGTCGAAACCAACGGAACACATAAGTGAGTTTCGCGTGCTTATGCGGTTTTTCGATAAAATCGGTGTCAAATTGCCGAAACTTGTTTTTCGCTGTCATATCATCATTGTTTTTCAACATACGCCCCGCAACGGTGTTCTTTGCCTTTTGCTCGGCATAGTCAGCGTCTCGCACGTAATCGAACAGACATGTTTTGTCATCAAGCCATTGCAGCCCATACTCGGGATTGAGGGGCACTTCATAACGTCGAAAATACGGATTGAACGCGTCGCAAGCGTTACCTAAAAGGAATACTCTCGGCTTACGTAGCTCGGTATCATCGGCACGTTCACGCGTCACGGTATCCACAATTTTCGCCAATTGTTCAAACTCGTTTTTCAAATACGTATGATATCTATCGTCATTATCAATAATAAATTCATCCATGCAAATATTGCGCACGCTCACGTATGTGCTTTTCTTTTTTCGCTGTTGCATGGTTAAAGGTATAAAATAACCGCATATCCGCCACGGATTTTCTTTTTTGCCGGTTTTCTTCCGTCGTATTTCAGCTGTTTTATTGGTTGTACGAAATTCATCGAAATAGTCCGCGGCAACATCGTTGTTTTCCTCACGAAAACGGGCGATTTCCGCAAAACAATATCCGTTTTTCAAATAATCCTCTATCATGTATTTTCTCATACCGTAGGTTTTACCCAAACCGCGTGCACCGATAATCATATTAACGTCTGCGTTTCGCGGCAATATTACGGTTTTAAGCCGATCATAATAATATTTCGCCATCAATACTCACAATCATAGGTTTACCGGCCCGCACAATAACCTCGCGCGGCAATGTCTCAACATTCCTATTATATACATCCCGCATGTATGCAAGATTCTCGCCGTTGGCCTGTTTGTCCGATTCCCCCAGCCATCGGCCGGACGGATACAACGCTATCGCCTCGGGCGCGTCAACATGATATGTCGCGCCCCGATAATCGGTGACGGTGCCGACGTACCTATCCCACACATGCGGCCGTTTGCGTTGCAACGTATGGCAAATCTCATAATCAACCAACACGTCATAACCCAGTGCCGACCGTATCGTTTCCGCGAAACCGTGACCCATGTGCATAATGTCCTCGATACAGTCCTCAATAGTGTACACGCCGTCGGGCCGTGGCAAGCCCGCGCAAGTGACATGCACGCGCCCGGACATATCCAGACTTACACGCGCTTTGTTCCACAGTTCCACGTGCTCGGCGTAACGAGTGGTGTCGCCACAGGCCTCAATCTCGAACTTGCCGATATGATCAAGCGTTGACGCCATGTCGGGCGCGGTGTTTCGGACGCGCCGCATGGTAAGATTGATTGCGTTTTCTATCGCGGTGTGCAATGGTTCGAGCGCGTCCAACAGTTCCGCGTCGGTCACGTCATCGGCACAGCTGATTTTAAGACTGTCTGTATCACCGCCCGTGACGGTGACGCGATTCCCGAAACGCCGATATATCAGCATCATGGCTATCACCAGATGCATACGTGACCCGGCTACAATTCGCATACCATACGTGTACAGCACGCGCGGTGTCTTCGGGCGCTTTTTCGCGAAATTCTCGGGCGTGCAGATCGTGGCCTTATCTACCTCCAATTCACCGGTTTCCGTCACACGGTAATCGGCCTTCATGACGTCTTGCGCCTGAGTGCCATAGATACCATTGAATTGTCCCTTAACGGTGCTACCGTAATAGGATTGCAAAAATTTCACGCTCAACGTACCCGCCCTAGCGTCACGTGCGATTCCCTCGGGTATCGACTCGGGTATATCACCCGCATACGGCACACCCTCGGTGTAGTGTTTAATCAGGTTTTTCACGTCGGTTTTCCGCGCGAACAGCATGTTAGATTGTAGGGTCACGTAATCAGGCGGCACAATCGACTTAGTGGTGGCTTCACCGTACAACACATGCATTTCGTCAAACTCATACACCTGCGCCACGTTCCACAACTCAATCTCATTAACGTGCAAGGTACATTCGTCCGCCCGATACAATTTTCCAAAAGCAAACGTCGGATTAACGGCGCTATCAACATAGCCGTGCGCCCTTACACTGTTTTCCTGTGTTTTCGCGCGTTCGTTGTTGCTGTAATCGGTGTCCGCCTGCAACGTCCGCACAAACTTGGAACGTGGACAGATCGCAATACCCCAATCGGCAAAACATGTGTTTGCCCGTAATCTAAGGTTTGTAAAACCTATCGCAACATGTAACCCCGTGCGAAACGGGTCACTATAATTACGCAATACATCTTCAAGCGGCGTACTAACGATACGTTCACACGCGATTTGCAAAATTTCCGGCGGGGTAACCGCGAATTTAACCGGCAAACGTCGCCCGTTGATAAACGCATGATGCATTGACGTAACGTCAAGAGACGCCACGTTATCCACGACAACGCTTGCGGTTTTAGCGCTCGTAAAAGTCAAACCGCCACGAAAACATGCCTTGCGCAATGCATAGGACTCATAGTTTTCAGGAAACTCTTGATTGCACGTCGTTTCAAAAGCGCGTTGCAGCGTGATTTTCTTTCCGCCTTGCAACGTGACGCGCCGCCCGCCAATCTCACGGCGCGCCATCTGCCGCACTAATGACGTCTTAGTCAATACGCGGCACCCCAACATGTCAGGCGTAAGCCAATGGTTTGCGCGTAATAGCCATTGTAGATACTGCGGTATCACCTGTACATCACGCCGCGCGTAAAACAGTTCCTCTTCGGTTAATGGCGTTTCGGGTGTACGTACCAGCGTGTAATCCCAATCGCCCACCGCTTTGGGCAGGCCGCACGTCTCACCCATAGCGCGTAGGCCGCTCATTTCAAGATAAAACGTATCCCAAAAACGGCACACCACATTACCATCCATGCACAAATCAAGCGTGTACACGCTGGTTGCGGTCTGCGCGTTGACCTCAATCGTATACGACTGCGCCAATTCCAACATGAAAGTTTGCATGTCGAACATGAGATTATACGCCGCGATTATCGGCACGTAACCATGTGCACGACCATACGTAATCAAATCATCAATGTACGTCAACGCTTCGGACGTATGACGGTAAAAACGTACATCGTCCGTATCGGGTGTATACGATTCCAACGGGGTTGCCCGCAAATCGTTGAAAATGTATAATATCGGATACGCGCGCGTTTCGGTACCCTCACCGATATTCGTGGTTTCGGTGTCGAAGATCGCCGCAATTCTGTATTCCTTATGTGCTTTCATCGTACCACGTCAGGGGATACCGCCACCAACCATATCGGGCTACCGCCGTCGGTGTCCGTATAATCTTCCAGTTCGCCCGTGTGTGCTTTCATGCTTTTTGCGTATTGCAGCACTTTTTCGTTTCGTGTCATAATGGTGTCAAAAAGCTCACTCAGCGAGTCCGCGTCATATGCCTTCATCACGGCCTCCAAACGTTTGTCCGGCGGAATATTAGGTTTCTGCCATATGTTTTGTGTGTATCGCCAAAAAATCTTGACTTTTTCCCGACCGAGATCACCCAACACGCTCGGGTACCCCTTAGACGCCATTCTCATTTCGGTGCGGAAAATATTAAACGACCGTCTGCGTTCCATTGCACGACCTTTGCCGCCGCGCACCTCTCCCACCTGTCGCACAAGCTCATCAGCGACTTCATTGGCGCGCTGGTATAATTCCTCACGTATGGCGCGATTACTCACGCGCCCGACATATGTTTTTTTCAACTGCGATTCAAGCCGTTGAATATAATTCCGTCGCGCGTTTATCTCGCTCTCGGGCATGGTGTCCGTGATGCTTTTTTTCAGACTGTTTATCGCACGGCGCACGCGCTTGCGTTTCGCGGTTAAAACGTCCGCCTGTTTATGCGCTCTAGACATGATTCCACACTCTCATAAAAAAGCGCCATATATATGGCGCTTTTTCTCATTTCAAACTACTTGATATCAAACTACTTAATTTCAAGCGACTTAGTAGACCTACCACCACCGAGCGGCGTCTTTTTCACTGTCACTGTGATACCGTTAGGCGCGTTGAAATCTGGGAACATATCATAAATATCCATCACACTACGATAAATGCCCTGTGACTGGCTGAAATACGTATTGCCGTCATTTGCAAAAAGATAGACGTTAATGCACTTCTGCCCCGTCTGGGAACGCACGCCCGGCGCGGTGTACGCGCCAATGACCGTTAGCGGCGTATCACCGATCGCGTTCAACGACAATGCGTTATTACGCGCGTTGACAATGGCACGTTTGCCCTCAAAGGTGCTGTTGTCCATCGTACAAATGTAACGATAATTATCAACAGTGGTCTTAGCGGTTTCATTAGCGGTGTCGTTCATCTGTTCATTGGTCTCAGTCATGATGTTTTCCTTCCAAATCAGAACGCAGGTTCGTTATCGTTGTCGTTGTCGTTGTCGTTATCGTTATCGGTATCGGTTACGATACGTTCGGCGTGTGCAATGAACGTGTCAACGTCCATTGCATACGTTGCCTTATGTACGATGATATCATCAATCAGGACGTTGACAATACCCGCATCCATAAGCGCTTTAACTGCTTTTTCAACGGTGCGAATGTTTCCGGTAGTATGAAACGTTTGCATCTCGCCGTTTCGGTCATAGTAGCTGATATCGCTATCAGCGATTACCTTACGAATCTTGCGCATATTATTATCCTTTGTATCTGTTTTTCTGTTAACATTTTTTGCTAACACATATATTTATAACATAAAAAATCGGCGCGCGCAATTGTAACACGCCGATTATTAACAATGATTATCAGTAACGCAAAATCTGCCCCGGATAAATCAAACTCGGGTTAGACAAACCATTAACCGACGCGACACGTGACCAATCAACGCCGAAAACAGACCACAAACTATCACCCGGTTGCACCATATACGTACGTACCGCACTCGTATTCGACGGCGCAACAGTGCCACCGCCATAGCAAACGGTTTCGCCGGGATATATCACATTGGGATTACCGGACGCATACCCCGACCAATCAGACCACGGCCACAAACCAGTCGCCGCCGCGATACCGGCCAACGTGTCACCCGGCCCGACCGTAACACACGTAGACGCGCAACCAGCGTCCGGCACCGGTGCCGGAGTCGAAACGCCGCCATCACGCTCACCACGCGCATACGCGTCCCATTGCCAACGTTCACCCCTAAAATAATTGAGGTCCAGAGGGCCATAACCCGACACGTAACCATTAGATGAATACTGTCGCATGGCCTCACCATACGCGCCATAAAGCCACGGCACCGCCTGAAAACCAGTCGGCGCGTTTGACGCATATTGTGCAACCCAAATACCGCAATGATCACGTACATACGTCGTGAGCTGACTCAACGAATATGCCCCCGTGTAAACGATAGGCCACACCTTCGTGCGGTCATACACGCGTCGTATCCAAGTCTCGACCCACGCACCGTTACCGAACTGAGGATTATCGTCAGACTCCCAGTCTAATGCAAGCACGGCCCGCCCGACATATCCGGCGACATTGTCCACAAAAAAATCAGCTTCGGCCACCGCATCATTGCCCATTGCATAATGATACACGCCGATACTTTTACCGCTGTCCGCTGCACGGCCGAGTTGATAATTCGCGGCCTGATTTATGCCATTGACTAAACAGACATTATTAAAACCGCCTACACCCCAAGTCGCACCGGCCACAACAAAATCAGCATCGAGCGCATACGTATCGAGGTTACACTGCCAATTGCTCACATCAAAACCACGCATATCCGCGTATGCAGACGGCACAAAAACCAACGACAACACGCACACGAACGCCAATATGCTACGCCATATTCGCTTCATCAACATTATCACCCCCATTATCATTCTTAAGCAAGGCTATAAGCTCTTCAGTCAAAACATTGTTCTTCGTCATCAAATTATTAAAATCACGGAACGTCGTGGCAATAAACCACGCCATTCCACAACACGCGACGATCGGGAAACCCACACTACCCACAATGGTAACGATAGAACTCATATCCATATGCATACACCTCATACAAAAAAAGCCACAACATGCCAAACGGCATGTCATGACCTAATATATCACACTAACAATAACGATAACGAATCTCAACAATCGTGGCCTATCCGGGAATTGAACCCGGTCCGCACATCTTATAAGGATGACGCTCTAACCACTGAGCTAATAGGCCAAACAACACCATACTACACACCCGTATCATTCCACAAATTCAACCGCATTAACGCGATATCATCAACATAATGCACCATCACAAAATCAAACAAACCCACACAATCAGCATCACGCCCAGTCTCATAATGCACCACACGCATACGACGAACACGACGTACACCCTTAACCATACTACCACCTATATAAAAACTCTTACAACCATTACACCTATGATAATCCATCACACTCAATGCCTCCTACTATAACCAAGAAACATCACACCACATCTCCCCACAGTCAAACAATTAAGAGGGTATAAATATATCGTACCATTAACATCAACAAAACACTGCACAAAATCACTTTCATATGCACCCACATCAAGCAAACGACAAACACAATAATAATTCATAAAACTATACCCCTTGGTCATTTT